GTATCGGCGAATGGTCGATTGAGAGAGAACGCCGGTCAGATTGTCGATATAAGCATCAATTGCCTCACCCACGGTCATATCTTTAGCCTCGGGCTGAACCGTTTGCGAAAGCAACCGTTCGTCAGGAATGCCTTTCCCAAGCTTAGCAAGCGCTTGCGCTGGATTGCGCTTATACTCAATTTCAAATTCCAAGGCAAGCATTTCTGCTTCTTTCCGTGTGTTTCCATTAAAAGCTTGGTAGGTAGACTTACCATTAACCTTTCCTGTATACACACGAGCGCGCCAAGTGCCACTGGCTAATTTGGTTACGTTCATACTATCCCTCCCTATAAAAGTACCCCAAGCGGTTGCTTGGGGAAATTAAAAAAGTATATGCTTCTCTTCCTCTGTGAATTTAAGTACGTGGTAAAGCATCACCAGTTCGCTTACACGAAAGGTGGATGGATCCGAGAGTTTACCCCATAGCGAACTTCTGCTGATCCTGAGCATCTGTGCTAACTGATTCTTGCTATAGCCAAGTACGCTCTACTGCTTTGAAACGACGCCTCGGAAATTGCCAATCTTCTAATCACGCTCAGACGACTTCAATTTCGGCATGAAGGAGCTCCTTTCTGATGCTGTGGGCCTTGAAGGAAATTGTTCTATAGCAGCCACGCAATTCCCACGGCCACAGCGTCGCTTTCATCATCCGTGGCATAGATCTGCTCTCCTACATATCGCGTCAATGCGTCGGCTACCTCTCGCTTGGTAGCGTTCCCGTTTCCGGTGAGCAGCTTTTTAACGGATGCCGGGGCCAGCTCGTGGTATTCGCAGCCATGCGCCTGCCACGCGGCGAGATCGGCAACGCCCATCACCTTGAACAGCGCCTGCGTTTCGTGCGGGAATCGGGAGAAGCCCTTTTCCCGCACGAACACCATGACATCCGCAGAAAGCTCTGAAAGCAAGGTGTAGATATCTGTGAGAATCTCGCCGTGACACTTTTTCGCGCCGCAGCTATTCAGGTGGCAGAGGCGCTCGATATGCACCTTTCCCGCGTCATAGCGCAAAACCGCGAAGCCGGGACAGCGCAGCGACAAATCGGCGCAGAGCAGGCGCAGGGATTCAGGCATTGCCGGTAACCCTATCCTTGCAATGGGCGACCTCGTAGGCGAACATAGCACGCACAATGGCGTGTCCCAGATGGTCGTCGCTCTCGTCGCCGGCAAGGAACGCGTATAAATGCTGAATGGCGTGATTGATGTGTTCTTCAGGCGGGATCTTCGTATAATTCCGGTGGTAGAAGTCCTCGCCATACTTTTCGGCGCCATACTGTGCTACCGTCGCGGCGGCGAACATCGCGTTGAGCGGCAGCAGGTGAAAGCCGTACGGTGTGTGGGACTGCTTTCCGCCCGCTTCGTTTTCGACAATCGGGGTGTCCGGCTGGACACCCTATATGACCTGCTGTTTCATTCGAAGCCCTCCATTTCTTTGATCGCGGCATCCACATCGCGGATGAATTCCTCTTCCGTCTTATTCCAGAGGGGCAGCATTCGCCGGACATCGTGCTGGTACGCTTCATTGATTTCGCCCGGGAAGCGCCCCGCACAGGCGATATAAGTTACGACCGCGCTGTAAGGCTCCAGGTTCTTGCTGAGGCAATCCTCACAGTAGCCAAAGCTGATAGGGCCATACGCAGTGCAGGCGACGCGAACAGGAGCTTGTCTGCCGCAAACGTCACATACGCTTTCCGCGTGATACTTCTCCGCAAATAAAGCGGCAAAGACGATTTCGCTCCAGGACTCCATCTGTCCCTGAGAACGGGCAGCGGCCAATTCATCGATGGACTGCCACGCGCCAGTCTATTTGTCGGTTTCGAGGCAGATAACATCCGAACGAAAGGCTTCCAACTCATAGACCAGCCCAAGATGCACGCTGTCAACGTCGCAGCCCTCGTTGTAAATGAATCCGAGGAATCGCAGCGCGACCACATCGCCTTCCGCCAGTCCGATTTCCTCCTTCAACTCGCGCAGCAGACAGGTCACGAAACTCTCGCCGGCCTCCATGTGCCCGCCGAGTCCGATGCTCATCTGCCCAACGAGGCGCCTGTCTCCGCCAAGCCGGGTCGTCGCGTAGATATGTCCATTGGACGCATTGCGCACAAGCACATAGGGAATCAGCTGCTTGAAGGAGGCGTCCTGTTCCGCCTCGCGGCGCAGGCGGGGCTGCAGATGATCCGCTAACAAACGGAGCAGAGGAACCGAATCGTTGGTAGGGTTTTGAAGCGGGGTATATCCGCTTTGCAAGCGACCGTCCACAATGGACTTGTCAACGCCCAGGACGATTTCATCGCCATACTTCCTGCGCAGGGTTTCGGGTGTCATGTTCATTCGATTTTCCTCCTGAAAAGCTGTGTTTGATCTTCCAACAGGCCGTTTTCGACCTGATAGAACCGTTGGTTTGTCGTCGGACTGTCCAATCCGCCCAGACGCTCGTCATACGCGCCCACCTTCAGGTAATCCAGCAGCGGGAAAATGCTTCGAAAGGGTGCGGTGGAAGAAGCCCCGCTGTACAGGCAGGTTTTCAGCCCATGCGCACGGATAATGCGCTACGCTTCCGCCTACTCGTCAGGGTTTCTGCCCTCGCCCATGAGGCAGACACAGGTGATCCAGCCGCTATAGCGGGAGATCAGCGTCGCAAGGTCAGGCTACAGCGGCTTTCCAACATCCCTTTGCAGGTATGCCGAGTGGCAGCCGTGACAGCGGAAGGCGCAGTTTGAAATGGAGAGCGTCAGGCTGATTTCCTCAGGCGCCTCCGCCAGCGTCACGGCCGCATCGACATACCGAAGCGGCGGGTCAGTCGTTCTCTACATCACGGTTGATATAACAGTCCTCGCAGATGCGGTTGCCGTCTAGAGTCTTAATGTAGGAGCCGGTGATCCACTCGCCGCACACATCGCAGCGGTGTGCCTGGTGAAGATTCGTTCCGCCGCAAGCCGGACAGACATGCAGTTCCTCATAAGGCGGCGTGTCCAAGCCGTGGCGCTCAAAGACCTGTCGCGCCTTTTCAAAGAGCGAGCCGCATTCGACGCAGATCAGCATGAGGCATCCTCCTCCCTGACCGTGATGTACTAACCGCAGTCACAGCTGCTGCCCTCGCGAAAATCCCGGCATGGGCACTTGTTCTCCGGCTTCTTCTCCAGCTTGCAGGGGCAATAGCCGTTGTTCTGCCGGATGCGCTTCTTCTAATTGCGAACAAACAGATCGTCAGGATTCTGAATGGCTTTCATGATGCGCTTCCTCCAATCCACGGGAATAATACCGCTTCTTCTCTTCGACCTGCCGGTCATGGGCGAACCGGCTGACGAGCTTCAGGTATCCAATGATCCGGGTCGCATAATCAAGGTCGGCGCTGCCGCACTTGGGGCATTGGGTCAGCCTGTGCTTGGAAATGTATCCGCAGACTTTGCACAGGGTGTTGGGAACGTTGAACGTGAAGTAGTTGCAGCCCGCCCGGATCGCCAGATCCAGCAGCATCAGATACTGCGCCTTGGTCAGATGCTCATCCAGATTGATATGACAGGCGCTGCCGCCGTCCAAATACCGGGTAAACGCTTTGCCATGGAAGCGAAGCTTGTCCACCACGCTGATTGACGGGCTTTCCACCGGGAAGAAGTAGCTATTGTAGCAGTCGCGGGGCACGAACAGCCTGCTGGCCTTGTCCCACTTGGCGTTCTTCACGCCGAGCCCTTCAGCTGGCACCAGCTCCGTATTGAACATGAGCTCCTCCGTTCGGGCGGCTCGGTTGGCTTCGTAAATGGGGCCAAGCACCGCTTCCACATACGCGATATAGTCGGGATGATCCGGCTCGATGGGGATGTCCAGCGATTCGGCTCCCTCCAACAGCCCGTTGACGCCAATGGTCAGGTACTGCTTCTCCAGCGAGATAAACCCGGCGTCATAGACCGGGAGAAGCCCGGCCTTTTGCCGCTCCATCAGAATCTCGTTGAAAGCGGTCAGGTATTTATGCACCTTCCGCACCTGCTCGGCCATCGCTTCGCGCACGTCCTCCAGCGGCGTATCCCAGATCGCGTCCTGCACCAGGCGGTTGACGTTGATGGTCATGACGCACTTGCTGCCGGTGGACACGCCGCCCGCGCCCAGGGTGAAGGAGAAGGTGTTGTCCTGAAGCTCGTTGCGGAGGCGGCAGCAGCTTGCGAGGCTGTCCACGCTGTCGGAGCGGTAGACGAAGAAGCTGTGCCCCTTAGCCCACATCTCCGCGACGAAATCCTTCCATTCGCCGTCCACATATCCCTTGCCATCGTCCAGCAGGTTCACGGTTTCCACCGGGAACGTCAGGATCTTGCGGCGGCGCTCATCATTGAGCCAGGTCATAAACCGCTTTTGCAGCCAGTTGACCGAATCCCACTACATGGATGTGCCGTCCGGAAAGACGAAGTTTTCAAACATGCCGTCAAAATAGGGATGATCAAAGTAAGCGATATTCCAGAACACGGATTGATTCCCGCGCGCTGCGGCGGGCTGGTTCAGGCTGTACACCACCTGCTCGAAGCAGTCCGTGATCACCTTGTCGATGGTGCGCTTCCGGGCGGAGAGATCGACGAACGATTGCGCATGGGCGTAGTAATCGTCTCCATATTCCTTGCGGATGAAGTAATCCAGATAGCTGAGCCATTCCGGGGTAGACACCGCGCCGCAGAACTGACTGGCCAGAGCAAAGACCAGGTTGACAAACGCACCATTGAAAGCGGCAAGGTTTTTGGGCGCGCCGCTGGTGCCGCCGACGCAGGTATTGCCGTGCAGAAGAAAGGGGTACAGCGTGACGGATACGCAATAGGGCTTGCCGATCACGCCGGTTTCATCGTGGCGATAGATCTCGTGTTCCTCTAGCTGGCGCAGGTACTCCTCCGCCAAATCAACGCCGTACATTTCGCTGATCTTCTGGTACATCGCCAGCCGGTTCAAGGCGATGGCGTCCTCCTTGAAAAGCTCCGTTTCCAGCGTGGCGATGCTGGCCTTTTCTACGTTTGCATTGGGATCAACGGCGCTGCCGCTGGCCGGATTGTCCGCCGAGGCGTAGTGATGGATGAAGTCCTAATACCGCTGATGAGATTTATACTTGGTGATTCGCATGGGTTTTCGTCCTTTCTCTCAGCCACTTGAGTGCGGCTGGGTAATTCATCGTCTTACCGTCTACCTCCAGCATGGGCACGGAGGTGAAGCCCTTTTCCAGCATGAGCTGCGTGTCGGTCACGAGCTCAAAGGGGATGCCGGCATCCGTCAGAGAGCCTTCCAGATGAGCACAGCAGGGGCAGTGGTTGGAATAGAGGATGACCTTCATGAACACACCTCCGGATCGTTGCCCCAGCAGTCCCAGCCCTCATGTTTTTCGCGGGCAAAGAGTTCAATGCGCGGCGCAAAGCTGACCCGTTCGATCATTTGCCGCATTTCCTCCGGCTTTCGGCTGTGAATGGATTTGGGTGCGCAGAAGCCCGTGACGCCCTGCTGCCTTTGACCACTTACGACCTTATAGGGCAAGCGGTTGGATGTGGAGGCAAAGAGACAATGCTCGGTCAGACCGCGAAAGTATTGCCCTAACCCCATCCTGTCCTTCATCCACGTTATGGCAGTGACGTACTCAAAGCCCCAGGCATGGATGATTTTCAGCGCGTCCTCCAGAAAGTTGTTGGTGGTCTAGATGTACAAATAACATCCTTCGGGATGAATCAGCCTCTGGATGGGCTATGCCGCGATATCCTGCGTTTTCATGAGCGGGTAATGGCGGTCTGCTCCGCGACGGATTTTGCCGCCACCGCGCTCCATCCAGGGAGGATCCGCATAGATGGTTTTGTATCTCTGATCCGTGGTGAGGAGATCAATCAACCGCATCCCCGCCTTCCAAAACCGCCGCCACTCCGTGAAGCACATAGGCGGCGCAGGGCAGCGCGATGCCATTGCCATACAGCTTGTATTCCGAGGAATCCGTATGGAGATGGTTGTACCATCTCACCAACTGCTCTCTCCTGGAGAAAGGCCGGTAGCGCTTACCGTTCGCATCGGCAAAGGTCTCTCGGACGGCCTCCCAGAAGGCGGCTTCCGCATCGGTCATGCATTCCTTGCGCACGGGAATGGCCCAGCAATCCGGGAAGCCCTGCAGCCGAGCGCACTCCGTCGTGGAGAGCCTGCGTACAATGTACTTGCGACCGCCATGCCTTTCCGCGACGAACTCTCGCTCCTTGCCGTTCCGCGCGCCAGCGCCTTTATAGTACGATGCGTCCAGCGTTCCCGCCTTATCGCCGCCGTAGGTGACAATGTTGGTGTAATCGGTGACGCGGTTTTCGTGGTCGCCGGTGACCGTCGCGCAGGTCTGTCCGTCGCCGTTGCCGCGGGCATCGGTACACAGCGGATTGACGACCAGCTTATCGGAGCCGACATATTGGCTGTTGGGGCCCCGCCAGTCCGCGGCGCACAGCGCGCCCACCGTGTCCTGATAGCATACGGCATGGCGGTCAATGGTGTTGAGGGTATAGCTGACATTGGGCTTCCAGCCGCAGCCGTTGCAGCCCGCGGTTTCGGCACGGTCAATCCCATTGCCCTGCAGGGCATAGGCCAAATAGGACTGCTGCTTCATGCCGGGATTGGCGGCCTATGCGCCAGCGTGATCGCCGAGAGAACGCACCTCATTCCGCTGATTCTGGGCAAAACACACCAGATGGCACGGGCGTGAGGGATGGTTTTCACCCTCAGCACGCAGACATCCGAAACCCGGCATCCAATAGCCATGGCCGGATTCATTGCAGACGGAAGGTTCAATCAGAAGCGGCACATGTGCGTTGGCACATAGCGGATGAGAGGAATCTCCGGGATGCGGATTGCTGCCGTTTACAGGGCTGGTAATCTGCGTAGTGTCATAGAGCCCCGCCAGGTCGCTCTGGCCGCCGCTGCTGCCCGCAGGAAGCCTTGGAAACATCCCTTCCGCATCGAACACGCGCTTGCTCTGAGGATCCCATGGGTTCTGGCAGAGGACGCACGGCACAGAATTGCCGCCCGCCTGTGAGCGAAGCGTCGGCGCGCGCTCCTCTTCGTACCCGATGCCATGCGCCTTTACGCCTTGTCCGTAGAGGAAGCCAGCACTTCCTCCAACGCTTCCCTGAGCATTGGCGGCAGCGCTTTCCCGCGCCGCTGCGCCCTCCGGAGAATGCCCTCGCAGGCGTTCCTGCTCAAAAAGCACTTTTCCGGCGCATCCGCCTGCAAAATCTGCGACTAGGTAGATGCGATTTCTTCTCTGGGGGACGCCCCAGTGTTCCGCCCCTAAAACGCGCCATGCGAGGGAGAAATGGTCTCCCAGGATCTCTCCCGCGTGGAGCCAGCGTCCCTTCGGAGGTTCAGGAACAGAAAGGGTATCATCGCACAGGTCGATGAAGGCTTGGAGGACGGCGCGGAAATCCTCTCCCTTTGCGGTTGAGAACTATCCGGGGACGTTTTCAAAGACGGCGAACCGTGGATACTTGCCATGGGTGGCACACCTCATTTCCTTGATGATTCGAATGGCCTGAAAGAAAAGGCTGCTGCGCTTGCCCTCGTGGATGCCGGCTTGGCGGCCGGCTACGCTGACGTCCTGGCATGGCGAACCAAAGGTGATCACATCGACGGGGGTGATTTTGCCGCCGTCAATATGGGATACGTTGCCCAGATGCTCAAGATGAGGAAAGCGGCTGGTGGTGACAGCGATGGGATAGGGTTCGATTTCCGACGCCCAGACCGGCGCGATGCCGTTCAGGGCGCCGGCCAGCTCAAAGCCGCCACTGCCTGAAAACAGGGAGCCGAGGATCATCATGGTTTCACCTCCAGATCGTCAAAGACAATGGGAATAGTCGTTTTGGCTTCCTCCAAGAGCATCGTCATCTACTGGCGCATCTCGGGATAGACGCCCTTGCCTGTGCGCAGCGAGAGGATGTGCCGCCACTCGCGGAGATTGACCTTCATGACAATCCTCGTCGCGGTGGAATTGGGCTACACCTTCCGGGCATCCTGCGGCTTGCAGCCAATGTTCAGCAGATGGTGATAGCCCAGCTCGGCGTCCCTCATGCATTCCCGCCACAGCTCGTCCGTTTCACTGCCGGGAACGCAGCAGAGAGGGTGGATAAAGGCGATGTCGCCATCCATACAGACGTAGCGCTGGCTTTCGATGCAGAAGCTCGCCAGTCTGTGGCGGGTGATCTCCGCCATGACGTCGCGGGAGGTAGTCAACTCAACCGTCATATCCGCAAATTCCAGCGGGGACAGATGACCGCGCCGAATCAGAGAGCGTACAAACGAAGGCGCGCTGTCTTCGGTCATCCTTCCTTCCGAGCGATAGCAGTTGCGCCCCACGTATTCGATCTGGCGCAGAGCCTCCATGCCATCGGACGGTTTCAGCAGTTTGACTGACTGTTGTATCACTTTCAAAGGCTGTCGTCTCCTTCCTCCAGCGCTGAGCTGTCGGTGTTCTGTACGCGCTGCACAATGGTTCTGGCCGTCAGCGCGCAGCCGAATACCTTGCCGTTTTCCAGCTAAATCAGCGATTTGGTGATTCGCCCGGAGGTCAAATCCGAGAATTGCTGGACTTCCTTGGCCGCCTTGACCAGCCGCCTGGCGCAAGCGGTTCCCGGAGAAAGGATGGCTTCGATGCGGTTGGCGCACTACATGTTGCCAAAGCCGACATGTACGAAGCGATATGGGGTATTGTTCATTGGATCCCTCCTGTTTCATATTCCCCGAAGGGGTGGTGGGAACGACGAGATTCGAACTCGTATGCCGTGAGGCGCGGAGTTTAGAGCTCCGTGCGTAAGCCAATTCCGCCACGTTCCCACAGCAGACTTCGCGGGAGGCGGAGTCTGTGCCGGATCACGAAACCAACTGGTACTTCGTGATCCACAGTTCGGTGATGCCGCGGTTTGGCTTGGGCTTGCCGTCCACAAACCGATAGGACGGCCTTCGCTCCCATGAAAGAAGTTTCAGGATGGAACCGGGTTCCAGAGGCTGTTGCCTGAACAGCGCCTTTTTGAGCTTCATGACGCCGGTTCGGCCAGTGGCAACGCTGCACAGCCGCACCTTGGGGCTGTATCGGTCATCCACATCGAGGACGGCATACTCGTCGCGCAGTTCCGAAAAGGTGGAGATGGGTGTTCCGCAGTGCGCAATCTCAAAGCGCAGCTGTTCATGGGGCGAAACTGCTTCATCCGGAAGCTCGCCTTCCAGTTGTCGGAGAGCTTTCAGCCGTGCCTGCTGTGTGGCGCTCACATGGCTCTTGGAGAAGCGGAACTCGCCGCTTCGAAACTCCCGATAGAGGTTCTATAACTTTCCGATCATGCCAAACTCCCTGAAATAGTCGAGGCGGATGAGAATCTCAATGGCCTGAGAATCAAACGCCGGGTGCATCTCCATGTCATACAGGAGATCGGTGAAACAGGTGTAGGAGGTATTCCGCATCGCATACAGCGCGGCGGCGACGCGCCCGCTGATGTGCTTGACGGACGTCTACGCGTCGGAAATGGTGTTGGAAGCCCGGTCGATGTAGAAGTCGCGGTTGTCCTGCCTGAACAGCAAGGGCGCGATGCGGATTCCAAACCCCTTGCGCATCTCATCCTTCGCCTGAGCGATCCTGTCCTTGTCGCCCTTTCCCGCGTAATGGCTCAGCAGCGTCGTGTAATACTCCAGCGGGTAGTGAGCTTTCAGATATGCGCCATAAAGGGAATCCAACGCGACGCAGACCGCGTGGGATGCGTTGAAGCCATAACTTGTGGCATCTTCGATGATTTGCCAAACCTTCTCCGCCGAGGCTTCATCGGTTTTGAGCGCGAACGCACGCAGGAAGCGTTCCTTCAATGGCAGTACCTTTTCAGGATGCTTCTTCGCAATGGCCTTAATGGCCGCGTAGGATTCCGGCGCGCTGAAACCCGCGTATTGGAGTACCTTCATCGTCTGTTCCTGATAGAGAATGAAGCTGGAGGTCATGTCGCGGGTCTGCACCAGCCGGTCAAAGGCCGGGATGCCGTAATCAAAGTGCTGACGGGCGAGGAATACGGGAAGCATGCTCTTGAAGGCGGGACGCACAGCGGCGGCAAAGGCGGCAAGCTCCGTGATGTTCCGGGGCTTGTATTGCATGACCTTTTCACGGGTCTTGGGCTGTTCCACCTGATTGAGCCCCATGGTCAATCCCTCCGCGTACATGCGCCAGGTGTCCGAATCGTTCTGCGTCAGCCGCAGCAGCTCGCCCACGTCGGGCTGTATCAGCCCAGCGCGGGCGTATGCCTCCTGATTGATCTTCACAACCGATACCAGCAAAAGATCATTCTTCAGGTAGCCAAAGCTTTCGGCAGTCACGCCGTCGATGAACGCTGCGTACACCGTCTACTTCTTCGCGCCCTTGCTGTTCAGGCGAATGATGCCGATTTCCCGGCGAATGTCCTCCGTACACAGCAAGTAGGCGCAGGGATGCGGCGAAATGCTGTCGATCAGCCCCATGTATTTCTCGCTCATGCCGATGAGATCGTGATACTTGGCGGGCACATAGTCGTACACGCTGATTTCGTCCGCGTCTTCCTCGGAGGCGTAGCGCAAATCCTGCTCATACCGCTTGAGACTGTCGCCAATGCTGTTGGCGGTTTCAAACGGGACGTTGTTGGCTCGGCAGTACATTTTCCACGCGGACAGCCGCTTGAGCGTGCCGAAGGCCACCATGGGCGCGCTCTTCCATTCGCCCAGCAGTTCCGCCTGCGCTTGCTCGAACACCTCCCGGTTGCAGCAGTTCATGTCGATGTCGGGCAGACTGCCGGACAGGATGCGATCCGCGGAGATAAAGCGATCCGGGAACATCTCCACGGGAATGGAGAAGCGGTCGATGGAGGACAGCCCCAAAAGGGTGTTGGTGTAGTAGCTGGGGCAGCTGCCGCGCCCGGTCTTGGTGATGACGCCGCCCTATTGCACGGCGCGCTTCACGATCTCGTGATCGAGAAGGAAGTAATCCGCCATGCCGGTGGAGGTGATGACGTCGGTCTCGTACCGCACGCCTGCCAGCCGCTCCGCCTTTTGTTCCGGGGGCATTCCTGCCGTCGCTTTCTCAAAGGCGGAGTATACAATGTCAAGATACATTTGATTGCGCTCCTCCTGCGAAAGCTCCGGATAAAGGGTTGGCAGTTTCCTGCTTCGGTCAAAGGTGATATCCTCGAAGGTCAGGAACACATTCGTGTTTTGGATGGCTTCCTGAATCTGCGCGTCCGAGAGAACGCCCTGCGCCTGAAAGCGGCGGAAGGCTTCCTCGCCGCTGGGATAATCGAGATACCAGCCTTCTTCATCCTCATACTTGATATGGTTGGCCTCCAAACGCTGCTCTCTCAGCGCCGCGTCCTCGGGATGAATGAAGTGGCTGTCCGTGCCCATGATGAGCGGAATGCCATACTTGCGGTACATGCTGAGCAGGAACCGGTTGATTTCCTTCTGCTTTTCCGTGTCATGGTACTGCACCTCCAGCATCATGCTGTCGCGGAAGTGACTGCTCAGCCGGACGATCAGCCTTTCAGCCTCTTCCAACCCGTACTTGAACACGCCCGCGATGCAGGCGGTGGTGACGAATACGTCCCTTGGGTCGAGAAACAGCAGCAATTCCATGTCCACACGCGGCCGGTAGTAATAACCGGTGATGTTGGCTTCGGAGAGGATCATGTTCAGATCGCCCATCCCCTTGCGGGTCTTGGCCGCGAGGATGATGTGACAGTTGGTGCTGTCTTTCTCGTGCCGTTCCTTCACGAAGTACGCTTCCGTGACATACCGCCATTGGAGGCCATATTTTTCGGCCAGAGCGAAGCACTCGCGGTAGTTTCCCTGGGTTCCGTGTTCGCAGGAGGAGAGCACCTTGTGGCCGAGTTCAGCGGCGCGCCTGGCGTAGTCCTCATTGGTCGCCACGCTGTCGGTCAGCAGGATGTTGGACACACAGCTGTGCCGGTGATAGTTCACATACGCAAGATCCGGTGGGTTCATCCGGGCGTCCTCCTTTTCCCGTCGTGTATGATCTCCTCACCGATGGGGCAATGCTGGCGGGTCGAGCAAATCCACCGGCAGAAGTAGCCGGAGGACGACACCTGCCATTCCAGGTCGGCGCGAATCTGCCCAATGGTCTGCTCCGTCCAGTCCAGCATTTCCTCATAGGCCTCCATGCGGAAGGGCTCGTCCACCCAATCGCCGTAGCGGAACATGTTGAAGCGAAGCTGCTCAGGATAGACCCCGTACTTTTCCTTCACATGGGCGGCGTAGAGGTAGAGCTGCCGCTTGTTGCCCGCGATGTCTTTCTGCAGAGACTTCATGGACTTCGATTTGTGGTCGATGACGACGATGCCGCCCGTGTCGCGGTTGCGGAGAATCAGATCGACGACGCCCACAAAGCGGTTGCCACGCAGGGTGATCTCAAAGCGTTCCTCGACGTCCAGAATCTCATAGTCCTCGCCAAAGCCATCGAAGGTCTTGAAGTAGCTCAGCCCCTCCTCGAAATACTTTCCCGCCAGCCCGCGCGGAAAGGGCGGAAAGTAATGGCTGACCGCCTCGTCATAGCCTGCTGCATAAGCGTCCGCCAGTTCAAAGGACATCTTTTCACCGTTGGCCCACTGCTCCAGAAGGCGGTGGCAGAAGGTGCCGTATTCCGCATAGGCGTTCTGTTCCTGCGGAAGCCTGTCCAGATACTGGAGGCGGAATGCCAGCGGGCATTGATTGTAGAGCTGCTACTTGGAAAACGACCATTTCATGTCGCTGGGAATGCTGATGCACATAGGCTTTCTCCTTTTCAGAAGGGCTGAGCGCTCTCGGAGAGGCGCACGGCGTATTCGGGCAAGCTGTCCGCACGGATGGCGGGTTTGGGGACGCCTTCTCTGTTCCAGCCGATGTGGCTCTGGTCGCCCTTGTCGGCCTGGTAGATTCTGCGGCTGTCGGGGCAGTAGCAGCATTCGATGAGGCGACATAATCCGCCCTCGCGGTTCTTGATGATGCGCAGGTTCGGCTTTTCAACCACAATGGCGCTGTCCGCCAGGCGAATGGTGGCCGAGCTGCCGCCGATGTCGTCCTGACCCAGCTTTTCGCCAGCCTTCACCTTGCGGGGATGGGCGACCAGCAGGACGTGTACGTGATAGCGCGTGGCGAATTTTTTGAGAGAGTTCGCAAACTTGCCCTGCGCCTTGGTTTCTTCGTCGGAGTCCGATAGAGCGGTCATGAGGTTGTCGGCCAGGAACAGCTTGCAGCCACATCTTCGAACCGCCATGGTGAACACCCTCAATATGCTTTCGGACTGGTTGGCTTCAAAAATCTCATTGTTGTCAAAGAGATAGAAGCGGTCGCGGTAATATTCGGTCAGGCGCTCCTGCACCTGCCACGATACGCAGGGAATCTGGACTTCGCGCACGGGGTCGTACCGCAGACCGATGTAATCCGACCCCGCTGCCTGGAGGTTGATCCAGTCGAGAAAGCGCTCTTTGGTGAGTTCTCCCGAGTAGGCGCAGACGGAATATCCCTGCTCGATGGCATTGAGCAGCAGCTATCCCGTGATGGTGGACTTGCCAGCGCCAGGAGGTCCCGTGAATACGGTGATGCCGCCCTCCACCAATCCGCCGATGGTTTCATCCAGCGCGGGAATCATGGTTTTGATGCGCGGCACGGCGGTGGGATCATAGGGCGTGACGTCCGCCAGCTGCTAAATACCCTTGACGGGCACCGGCTGAGCGCTTTTCAGCGCCTCCAACAGCCGCTTCGCTCCGTGAAAGAACAGAATCTCGTTGGGATCCTTGCATTCGCCGCCGTCCGGCCGCTCGGGATAATCTTCCACAACCATGCACCGCGCTTCGTCCAGCCTGCGAACAACCTCGCGAACCATCTTCCGACCGGGTTCGTCGTTGTCGCCAAAGAGGACGATGGTTTGGAAGCGCTCCAGCCAGTCCCAGCAATGGCCGATCCAATCCAGATTGCTGCATCCGGAGGGAACGGAAACGACATTGCGCGCGCCCGCTTCATACAGGGAAAGCGCGTCGATCTGACCCTCGCAGATCACCAGCGGCTGGGAAAAGGAACACAGGTCCATGCCGAACAGGATCGGCTGGGTGCCCGAGGCCTGCCACTCCTTGCGCTCCTTGGGCTGGGGCTTGTGGGGCGCGCGGTACTTCACATAGACCAGCTCGCTATTCCGATAAAAGGGAAAGACGATGTTTCCCTGCGCATTGGCGCTGATGTGAAAGACATCCTATGTGGCCGGGCTGATTTTGCGCCTGCCGAAATATGCGATGATCTCCTCCGTCAGCGGCTTCAGATCCACCTCAGGCAGAACGAACTGCTTTTTCAGCTTGGCGGCGGGGCGGATCAGCTCCGCCCGTTCGCCAAAGTGTTCCGCAAGCTCCTCAAACCGGCCGCGCACGCCGCAGCTTCCACGTTTGCACACATACACGCCGCCTGACAGGTTGAGCGCGAAGGTGTACTTGTCGTGATTTTCGCCGCCCTGACAGAAGGGGCACAAGGTGGGAATCAGCTCGTCGCCGCGAATGGAGAACGGAGCGAGATGCCTTTCCGCAAAGGCGCGCATCTGCTGCTGAGCGTTCAAAGGCCATCACCGCATGCGTAGTACATGGCCGCCTTTCTCTGCGCGCGCTGAAGCAGGCGGCAAACGTAGGCCTTTCCACGACCGTGGACGTGCGGCAGGATTTCGACGTATGTGCAGCCGGACATGTGCATCTTCAGAGCGGTCTGTTCGTCGGGCTCCAGCGTGCGCAGAAAGTCGAGCCATTCAACCGTAGTGCTGACGGAATCATCCGGCGTGGTCAGGCAGTATTCGAGCGAATCCAGCGAAACAAACTGGAAGCTGTCCAGCTTTTCGCGGAAGTTTCTGCCGGTGATGCGGATGGGCGCATTGCCCCGGCAAAACGCGGCCAATGCCTTGTAGATGTCCTTCCGGCACGCCGTAATCAGTTGCTCGTCCTCGATCTTCCTCAGGTGGCGGATAAATGCGAGGTACGCCTCCGAAATGAGATCGTCGCGGAAGTTGTACATCTACCAGCGATTACCCTTCGCAAAATCCCAGACGACCTGCTCAATAAATGGCCGGTAGCCTGTCAGCAGCGATTGAAGGTGGTCTTCAGTCTAAACCATGCGTTTGTCTCCTTTCCACAGCGTATGGATGAGCGTCCATCAGAAGGGCAGGCCGTCGTCGCCCTGACTGGCCGGCGCGGGAGCGGGTTGTTCCTGCGCGGCAGGTGCGGCGCTTCGCTTGCCGGGAAACTCCACGTGGCTGGCCGTAATCTGCAGCGATGTGCGGTTCTGGCCTTCCCGATCCACATAGGAGCGCTGGCTCAAATCTCCCGTAACGGTCACGGCGTCGCCCTTGTGCAGATACTGCGCGACGTTTTCGCCCAGGCGGCGCCAGGCGGTGACGCGGTAGAAGATGGGAATGTACTTGCCGTCCTGATCCCGCACGCGGGTGTCAGAGGCCAGGGTAAATGTGGTGCAGGCGGCGTCGTTGACCGTCGTAAGCGCGGGCTCGGTCGCCAGCCTGCCGCCGACGAAGATGATGTTCATGCTCATGCTCAAACCTCCTCATCCGTCGCGGGGCGGAAGCGTTCGTAGATTCTCCGGAGAATTGCCTCGTCGGTCACAGCCCGGTAGTTGGACGTGCCGCCCGTGATGCCGCGGATTTCGGAAGCAACCAGTTCCTTTTCCTCGCGGCTCAGGTTGGCACAATGGGCGCGAACCGCCGCGTCAACCAGCTCGGCAATTGTGGGCTTCGCCTCCGGAATGGAAGACGGCGCTTTGTCCTGCGTGGAATCCACGGCGGGCGTCGCGTCCGCCAGCCAACTCTGAATCTTCGTGCCCGTGTCCGGCGCGATCAGGAAATACTGACCGTCGAACAAGCCTGTGCGATCCTTTGTGGCGGTCGCGGCATGGGATTGATCGAGTTCAAAAAACACCGTGACCTCAAATTCAATGCCATCGCGGAAGATGGGCGCCATGCCGATTTTGCGGGGCGATTTCTTGCCGTTGGAGCCTTCCTCAATGACGTATTCCGTCTTAGTGCGAAGGGTCAGGACGACATGCATCGGACACTGAAGAATCTTGTCCACGAGGCGGTTGTGCATGGGCGTCACTTCCCGCCATGCCGTATAGGAGTTGCCGCTGCGCTTGGCGATGTTGCCCTGCACATCCAGCAGACCGCCCTCGCCAGTCCACGCGTGGGACAGGGAATCGATGATCTAAAACGCGACGCCGCTCTGCTCGGCGAGCTCGATGGCTTCCAGGTAGCGTGCCGCGCTGAAGGGCGCTTCCAGGGAAATGGTCAGATACTCTCCGATTCTCGTACCGGCAATCTGCTTGCCGACATACAGGGAACCGGACGCGTTTTCCGTGTCGATGACGCAAATCTTTTCCCAGATCTCCGCCTCCGAAAGCTGGGGATACGCCGCGCGAATGAGGCCGTAGCCCAGCAACAGGGAGCTCTACGTCTTGCCGCTGCCGGAGGGCCCCGCGATGCCCAGCTTCAGCCTTGCAAGCGAGCGCTGAGCCTTCCTGATTTGAATGGCCATGGGGGATGCACTTCCTTTCTGTCTGTTAAAGGGAAACGAGCGGTCTGCGCAATGTCCGCAGCCGTGTTTTTCGCCTCTGTTACATATAGGCTGACTTTTCGGCCCAAAGTTTCAGGTCACACGAAATTTTCTTTCGATGATTTCGCGTGAAAGGATTGTATCATCCCAAGAGGGGCGCTGCCTATTTCGGAAACAGGTCTTCGAATTCGCAAACATGCTTGCGTGGATTTTGCGCGAACAAAGATAGGCAGAGGCACAGCCCAATTGGTGTCTCTGCCTATTACATAAAGAAATGTAATTGTCTATGAAAGAAAATTGAGCAAGTTGTAAGGTAAGTGATATAGAAAAATGCAAGGGAGCATGGTATACTTAGCTTGTGTAAGAATGCAATAAACTACCGTTTCTAGCCCGCACAAGAAGCGGGCAAAGGTTCAGTAGGAAGGCAAAGGGCGCGTGATGTTGAAATCGCAGTAGTAGGCGATGAACGCGAAATTGAAAAGACTAGAGAAGGAGTTTGATACAGTATGACAAGTCGTAGCATGTCTATTTACATAGCTATTGGCCTTATGGGATTGTTTATCGCTTCGTTATTTATTGAAATAGCGCCACAAGTTATAGTGGGATTATCTGTGGCAACATTGCTTTTTACCATAGCGCAATTGCTGGATTCGCAAATTAGTTTTTGGAATGAGGATTTGCAAAACCAAGTAGATATATATAACAATATAGGAAATTTTAACTTGAGTCCCCAAAACCTTTTGTTTGTTAAGATGGTATCCAAGTACCAGAATCCCCCCAAAAAACAGAAAATTATGAATAAAATTGCAACAGTTCTATACGGAGTGGCGTTTGTAATTCTATTTATGGCATTTGCCGTTCCTGTAAATATCAGCGAAAGAGTTGGAACGAGTGTCTCAGTGTTATCTTCCGCATTATTATTTTTAAGTATTTGGCTTGTGGATAAGCAACAAGAACGCAAGGCAAAATGGAATGAAGTACAAGTAGCAGCAATGCTACTTAGGGGTTCTGATACCCAAGCGCGGGATGAAATTAAAATGAAGGCGATGGACAAAGCTGAAAATTGCCCCCTAACCTGAACCAAATATAAAAAACTCGCCGCTCTATTCCAACCTGCATTACCGAGGCGCAGGATTAGCTGGGATGGCTGAAAAAGGCGATTAGCTTTGAACTGCTGCGCCAGATGCTGTTCCACAATGTTGTAGAGGGTAATGAAACCTACGGATTCACTTGGGGAGCAGAATGTCGCTATCGTGGAGGCCGGCAAGCTTAACCGCAAGACGTTGCGCCATTGTCCAGAGCACAGCGTCAACTGGAAAACGATAACAAACCAAGCCAAGTCAGATAAAAATGCCTCTTTATTCTTCTTTGTCGAGTTTTACAGCCTACAAGTCAAGGGGTGACAGCAAATGCGCTGCCACCCCTTACGACGAAGCAACCCCTAATCCATTCCTTTTGTTAACGGAGAAACCGGTATTGGGAGCGATTCAACGAGCAAGCCTGCATAGCTCATGCTGTTGACCACCTTTTGACGCTCCTCGGAGGTGGTGTGCAGATAGCCGTTGGTGACGGTAACGCTCTTGTGTCCGCCGAGATCGCGGGCGACGGCGGCATTGCCGGATTCGTTGCGATCCACATCGGTCAGGAACGTGTGGCGAAAGCGATGAACCCCTGTGAGCAGCTGTACGGAGCGCTGCTTGGCCGCAAGGGTTTTCCATACTCCGTTAGGCGTCATGCGGTTGCCCTTTTGAGAGAGAAACAGGGGCTCGTCGGCCGCTTGAGGCTTCCTAGCCAGCAGATAGCGCGCTACATGTGGGAAGGCAAAGGCGGACACATTGACCTTCTCCCAGTTGCCGCCCTTGCGGCAAACGCCGACCACCCCAGCTTGAATCTCGCTCAGATGAGAGACGTTCAGACTGCACAGCTCGAAGGCGCGCAGCCCGCTGCCCAGAAGCAGGGCGATGATGGCCGTATCGCGCAGCGCGTTGCGTTGGGGAGCCTGACTGGACAAAAATGAGAGCAGCGTTTTGATATCCTGCGCGGTGTAGATGGCCGAATCCTCATTCTGCGGCTTTTTCTTTTCCTTGACGCAGTGAAGGGAGCCGCTGGGATCCTCGGGGATGATCTTCATCGCCGTCAGGAAGGCGAAATACTCCTTGAGTACGACCACATAAAGGTTGCGCGTGGAGATTTTGAACCGCTTGTTGTACAGATCCTGATAGAATTCGGCCAGCATCAGCGCGGACACTGAAGCGACGTCCGCTTTCGATAAGGTAAGTGCGTATGCGGCATGAAGCCAGCATTCGAAGCGGTTCAAAATGCCACTGTACTGTTCCAGCGTCTTGCCGGCCTTGTCTTCCGCGCGGAGATGGTTGATGAAGAGATCAATCATGCTTTGCCGCCTCCCTTCGTGGTTTGCCAAATCGTTCGGACAGAACCCTGTACTCTCTGACGGTTCGCAGAAGCCGGGGCGTTGCGGCGTAGTGCCAGACATTGAATCCGCGGGCATTCCTGCTCTGACTGTCAAATGGGATATAATGAGCGTACAGGAACTGCTCCAGCTTGCGGTCTGTCGTGGAAAAGGGCATCAGGCGACCTCCTCAGCGTTGGACTTGTCAGAATTGCCCGTGCTTTCGCAATCGCAGCGCTCTCCGGGATCAAGGTTGGCGCCGCAGTACGGGCAGGTGTGGTAATAATGCGGATGCTTCATGGTTCATCCTCCTTCGCAGGATTGTCATTGAAAAACAGGGAGCGCAGCAGCGCGGCGCTGCTTGTAAATCTCGTGGGAGACGGTCGCTTGAGCGAGAATATAGGCGGTTCAAGAAAAAGGAAATGAAACGGAGAAAAATGCATGAAATTCAAAAATGATCCTTTTGAAATCATATTTGATGTGTTTTCCGCACTATTTCCTGGGCTGGATTGCACAGTGGAATGGTGTACGGGCATGAAGGACGAAGACGGCTACACCGTGTGCGGCGCGACGGTGTTCCCGGCTGATGGTGGGAAGCCAATAGTGAGCGTAAGCGGTGAGATTGCCATTGAAAACGCTGTGGAAGTCCTTGCACATGAGCTTGCCCACGTGGCTGCTGGGGAGGCAGCACAGCATGACGAAGTCTGGGAACGCGCGTTTGAGGCGATACACGAAGAATACATGCGGAGGATTGGGGCCTATGAAGATCGGCCTGCACGATAGCGACAAAACCGGTTTCCCGAACCTTGCACTGATGAAAATATCCGCATGGCACAAGGCGCAGGGTGACGCAGTGGAATGGTGGAATCTCATGTTCCCGTATGACAAAGTATATTCCAGCAAGGTATTCACGTTTACGCCAGAGTGCGTATATCTGCCGCCTGATACGGTCAAAGGCGGAACGGGATATGGTATCTATGAGGATTTGCCCGAGGAAATTGATGCGATGTTCCCGGACTACTCGATATATCCAGACTGCAAGCACGCCATAGGGTTTCTTACGCGCGGCTGTATTCGCCATTGCCCATGGTGCGTCGTGCCGCGTAAGGAGGGCGCGATTCGGCCATATAGGACGTGACGGGAGATCAAGTGATCGGACAGCCGGGGCATTGTTTTCATGGACAATAACATTTTGGCTTGTCCACATGGGATCGAACAAATCCGGGACATGATCGGAGAGGACGTGCGTGTGGACTTCAACCAGGGACTTGACGCACGGTTAATTCCGCCAGATATGGCGGCGCTCTTTTATATTTGGGGATCAAGTTGAAGGTTTGAAGATGATTTGTTTACCAGGGAAGCGTCATGCTATTGACAATAGAAGCCAAGTGATAATATAATGGCTTACAGATAACATCGGATAAGAGTAACACAGAAACAATTTTCACTCTTATGGATCGTTCCTAAAAGGGGAAAATAAGATGTGCGACGACGATGAGCCCACTCTAAACAGAACCTCTCCGATCCCGGAATATATGATAAGGACGCTACAAACGCCGTAACGAAACGGAGTGCATTTTTGCCGCATTACCCACTTTTCAGCGTGACTTTACTGGCCACGATAAGTTAGACGTCGTTTATTTTTCCTTTCATTTTGATTGCTACTATAACTATTGATTCGGTAGAGTAAACTTACACTAAAATGATAAGAGGAGAATGCATATGAATATGAAAAGAAAAATATATACTTTTAGGCCATATTATATCGACAAGGAAAGACTTTATGATGTATATTCTACTGTTATGGACGGATATTCTGATGCTCAAGAAATAGTGGAGATTATCGGGAATAGCACTCAAAAAAATAAAAAGTTAAATGGAATGGGTGAATTCTCTGTCACATCGTTAGCAGACAGCAGTCTAAGAGGGACAGCATTTGGTGAATGGAGTAGTGAACATAAAAGCGAAAGCGAACTTCAATTTAAATCGACAAGAAAATTGCCCCCTAGTGTATTATTAAATTGGATGTTAGATAAAATGGAAAATGATAGACGAATATTAGAAACAACTACACGATGGTTACATAGACCGGTGGCTCTACATTCAGATGCAGTAGGACAACCAGTGATTTTAAGAGGTCGAATTGTATCAAATTCTATGAAAGTCCTACAAAAATTAGACGTATATCCTCTGGGAATTAAAGGTTGTATAAAGTTCATAGTTGATTTTTTCAAAAACGATGAGAAGAAAAGAATCGATAGAAAAAGAAAATATATTTTTATGACAAGACAGAATCATGAAGTCGATAGCATGTTTCAAGAAGTACGTCTGAATGTCGGATTACTTGATGATATATATATGGATATCCCCGAATCAGAACGAACTCAAGATAGTGTGTTTGGCTTTAAATACTTACCATTGCGAGAAAAACTTGAAATTGAAATTAATAAAGGTAATTCCAATATGTTTATTAACACAATATGTAGCAAAGAATTTAAAACAAACACTCAAGAAATTATGAGGTTAATAACCTCATTGACGAATGAATATAATAATCGAAGCAATCTTGCGCCCATACCAATTAGACAGATAATTTGTCAATTAGAAAAAGTAAAGGTGGCAATTGAAAACTACATCACAAAACTAGAGAAGCGTGGAGAAAATGTGCTTCAGAAGTATGCATACACGTTTGATTTGTGTGAGCAAATGTATTACAATGCAAGTGAAAATGATATTCTTAACGTCCCTCAAATTAACTGTCTTGGTTTAATTAAGAATGTTGGAACATATATGTATGAACTGGAGGTAATAGCGCTTTATTTATAAAGTGTATTTATCCGATTTTATAATGAAATTTGATCGTATCAGATGCTGACTGCGCGTTACGAGGGACGGTTATGATGGTTTGTAGAAAGGGGCTGTCGCAGAAAGCCTTTCAACAAAAATTATGCACAAAAAATCCGCTTTCAAGTAACGTTTGAGAGCGGATTATTGGCAATGTTGCACTAAGACCGTGTGTTCAGAACTGTTTGTGCGACAGGCCATTCTTTTTATTTTTGAGCCAAATCGAATGTCTGAACGTGAAAAATTCACACTCAATCTCAAAAATACGGATCAAAACGGGCATTTTCCGTATTAAACACAAAAAATATATTATTTTGATAGAAAGCGAATCAGCAACAGGGAGAAGCGTATCAAACACGCAATCGCTCGCATATTTGATGTGGTTTAGCGGTGTCAGACCCGCGAGGTTGACATAATTTCATATGGTTAAACTCACGGCAAAACAGCATACCAAAAACGGGAATATATGAATATATATTTGGAAGCAATTCCTTCAAAGTGAGTTTAACACAATGTCCTATTATGACAAACAGCGGAACAGGGGCGCAAGGACATAAAAGAGGCTGCTCCGCGATGGAACAGCCAGATTCAGAATCATTCTTGCGGCGTTTCGATGGGGTTGCGCTCCATTTCTGCCTTTGCACAGCGGACATTGATTGGGCGCACATCAAAGATCTCGCCACGGATACGGCCATTATCACGCAGGGCGTGGGTGGTAAGTTGTACATCGCCAAACTGGCTGTCAACGAAGCAAATCTGGTTTCCCTCACGATCGGCGAATTGGTGGTCAAGGGCACAGATGGGCATTTCTACTCCGTGTCCGTTGATGGCTCCGGTAATGTTGTGAGCACGCTCAAGCAGGTAAGCAACGATGATGTGGCTGACCTGTCTATTCATGAACTGCTCGGTGGGCGGGTTTTCCAGACGGTAAGACGGCGCGTAGACGGCGTCCTTCCCCTCATAGAACAGCTCCAGTGCCTGACTGCTGGCGCCGTATGCGAGAAAACTGTCCCGATTGAAGCGCGAAGGCTCGGCGTCCTTCGTGAGCGGAACCGGTTTCCCGTCAATCAGCTTCAGAATTCGCGTTTGAACATCCTCGGAGAACCTGCGAAAGATCTCATCTGCGTTCCACTTTTCATCACAGCAAGCTCTTAAACTGTAGCAAGGCGCAGCCAGCGTTCCATGCACATGGCTGTAGATGCCGGCGTAGTCAGGCTGGTCGTTGACTTGGTGAGGATCGTTATCTTTATAGCTTTGCAAGAGATAAAAAAAGTCGGTTTCCTCGTCGTAGCGGCTTCGCATAAGCAGACAATTATAACACCCCTTCCGGTAAGCCAGCTCATGAACGTGACGGTCGCGCAGAAATTCCCGAATGGTTTCCTTCAACTCAATGCTCATGTAACCCATGATCAGTTTTCCCCCTTGTCATCCGCCTTGTTCACGGAGTGCTCTTCGATCCAGTAGTCGTTCTCCAGACTGCGTTCCATGTAGAGTTCTTTGAAATCCTCAAGAGAAAAGTGGTTTACACCGTATTCCGCCCTATACTGACGAACCTCGTCATCCCGGTTGAGCAGTTCCTCCAGCGCGGTAGCCGCGCGGGTTTGGTCGGTAAAGGCGCCGATGGAGCGCACACCGTAATCGTCCGACACCATGGCGATATAGAGGATGGTATTGTCCATGCAAAGCGCGGCGTCCCGAAGCGAGGATCCCGTGGAAGAATCCATGCCGGGAAGCTGAAAGCCGAGGAAGTAATTCCCGTTAGCCCAGATCAATTCGCCGTTGTGAAAGGACGGATGGTACGCCACGATGTACTGTGCGGGTTTGCCTTCGTCGTTGAGCTCCAGCAGCATCAGGGCTTCCTTGCTGGCACCGATGCAGATGTGGCGCGCGGGGCGGATGATGATTTCCTTGCCCACAAGGGCATTGATGTCAGACTGCTTCATGAATGCGCGCCTCCTCTTTATCCAGTCGATCGAGCGCAAGCTGCATCCGTGTTGTGGGAACAGGATTGAACAGATTGCGGATGCGCCCGTCCCGCAAATCCTCCAAAGAAGCGCGAAACGCCGCCAGCGTCTGGCGGCGTGCCTATACCTCACCAATCATCTCCGCCGTGTGCGGATTGCTCAGCAGCTCCAAAAGCGTCTTGCCCGTAACTACCGCGCCATTCTCGGCGAGCATCACGCGGCCATCCGCCTGGAGCAAGCTGCCGCAGTCAATGTCAAAGAGGGCATCGTCCTCGATGGGGTGGATGGCAATGTCCACGATATTTCGCCACGAGCACTCCTCTTCAACAACCTGGCTTCGCATCAAAAGTTCAGAGTGCGTTTCGTAGCGGCCGGTGTTGTCGTTCATCCTGAGCACGGTCGCGTCAAACAGAAGGCCGTCGGAGGCTTTCTCCATGACCTGTTCGCGTGTGAGCAGACGCGCTTGCATCTCCGCGTTGTGCTTCTGAAGCTCCTCTGCGCGCTGCTGGCGGCGGCGAATATTCTCAGGCCAATCGCACTTGGTATCAAAGAGCAGCGTGTTAAAGTGAAAGCTGTAACAGTTAACGGACAGGCTGATGATACCATCGTCCTGCCCACTTGCCGTCACATGCCAGCCGGAGGGGCTTTCGATCAGCTCCTGCGCAAAGGACGGCAGGTGCAGCTTGACGCCCGAGCGGAAGTTCATCGCCGCGTCGTAGGCGTAGTCGTCGGTATACCGGCCGTCCACCTGCCCGTCAAAGACCTGCCCCGAAAGGATGGCCTTCCACACATGGGGCAGCGTCCACTTGGCGGGCGGCTGAATCGGGCGGATGAGCTTGAAGGGCGTGAAGGTCTGCATGGAACGGATTTGGCTGCGGTAGGCACGGCAGTCGGGCAGTTCGCCGTGAACATAGAACTTGTCGTATACCTCGTGGAAGGTATTCAGCCCGGAAAACAGGCATTCGGAGGAATAGACATTCTCCGGTTCCAATACCAGCCGCTCGCATTCCCTGCCGGGAGTGAGCGCATTGCGCAAGTCCTTGATGACGATGCGCTGGGGCTTGACGCTGACAAAGGCATTGATGTCTGCGAAGTAGCCTTCGTGATGTTCCCAGATGGAAGCATCGGCGGACTCGAAGATGGAAACACCGTCCACGCTATCATAAGCGGGCATTGGAGTAGTGAGGACTTCGGAGGGGACTTCCATGGATTCCTCCTGCGAAAGACGATGGGCAAGCTCAGCATTGGCGGGAGTTTGCCGGGCGTACCAGCACTTCTTGACGCGGTGATAGCGCCAGGACGCTGCCTTCAGCGCGGTGAGCACATCTTCGTCGGGCTTTTCCACGAAATACAGTTCCAGACCGTTGTGTTCCTGATTGATAACGAGTTTCGCGCTCATGTGTGCCTCCTTTACAGGTCGTTTGGGAATCTCATAGCGCCGCTGTGGTAAAGCGCAGCGGCGTCACAGTAGGAGCGAAAGAGAATGTATTCTCCTTGGGTGGTGATTCGTCCGTGCAGGGCATACAGCTCGGAAAGGACAATGGGATCTGCGTGATATTCACCGTAATCCCATTGCGCAAGATAGCGAATGGCTTCGGCGTCATCCTCCGAGATGGCCTCGTATTCAGACATGTGAATGACTTCATTCAGCCAGTAATCGACAATGGGTTTCATGCAGCTCCTCATTTCAGTCGGTCAGCTCGTCGTATTCTCTACCGCAGCTGTCGCAGATGAATGGCCCATAAGGCGTTTCCGCATCATAGATATTCGCTTCCAAGCCTCCGGGAAGGTTCTCCTCAAACTCGCCCCGCTCGTTGACGACGATATCTGCGCGAATGAGCTGGTGGGCGGTGAAGCGGCATCCACCGCAGCTGCAAATCATAGCGAACCTCCTACAAATCCGGAGATGTATTTCAGGCAGGCATCGAGCGAACCTTCAAAGCGGATATCCCCATAGGCGAAGGGGTCCATTTCAAACACGCATTCCGCAGCGATTTGCGCAGCGGCGGAACCATACGCCTCTATCAAATTCTGCGCGGCTTCGTAGCCGAACGGGCGCAGATAGGCGTCCACAAACTCCGGGGCGCTAAGGTTGGCATCCGCAACGGTGACACAGCCGCAAACTACGGCATACCTGCCGTCATGGGTCAAAACCGTGTCGATGATCTTGAATTCCGGCGGATGCCCGCCCAAGGGCCGCACATACTGGCCGGAGGCGTCATCTGTGAGAATCCACGTGTTCATGTGTCCTCCTTTCCAGAATTCTCCTGATCCAGTCGAATGAGGAGGCTGGTCAGGTTGTCGGCATTCTTCTCAAATTGAGTCAGAAAGTTCTGATCTTGCTCATAGTGGAGATACAGTTCCACAAACAGAAGGGAGTACAGGTTTTCCAGAATGCCCGCGGGATATCTGGCGCCCAGATGCCGCATCAACGGGGAAAGACGCAGGATAGCGTTTTGCCATGCATGGAACCAGGCTTCACTTTCGAGCAGATCAAACGAAGCCAGCCAGCTGCGGACGGTATGCGTTTCGGACTTTGTCCCGCAGTGAACGGGTTGGAGAAAGTATTGGTTTTTTCCAGGCTTGTCCTCCTTAACAGCGGCAAAGCGTCCGAGGGGAAAGAGCGCGCAAACCGTGGGCTTGCTGGCGTGGATGGTGCAGCGGTTGTTTTTGAGGAAGGGACAGATACGCTCTTTGCCCAGCGGCCGGATCACCACGACGGGCAGGCGGCTGTTTTCACCCACATACAGGTTGCAGTAGCGGTCGACGACCGTCTTGGGCGGGATGGAAAGGGCATGGGCAACGCGGTTCAGATCATAGGGCGAGAGAAGGATATCTTCGCGGTTGCGGCAGCATTGGCCGCACTGGTTGCAATGGAAGCGGAACGAATCATCCAGCTTCAGGGCGTTCTTCACAAATGAACTCTGATCCATCGTATTCCTCCTCGTGAAATCAAGCGGCGGTTTCCTGCTCGGAGAAGCGCACGGTCAGCTTCTCGTAATCCTTGGGACATCTTCCGGTGATTTCAATCAGGTCAAACGCCCAGCTTCCAACAATCTCATAGCCGGGATGATCCTTATGAAAGTCCCCGCCGCCGCGGTCATTGCCGCAGGCGGTCAGCAACGGCAACGGATGGATGCACATGTCGTAGGTGACGAAGGGGGCATAGCGTCCTCGCACGAATGCACCTTTTTCTGTCCATTTGTTGGCCTCAATGTATTCGCCAATATGGATGTAGGCGTGCAAGGTATGATTCACGAGATACTTGTGGTTGGATTTCATGGTCAGAATGCCTCGGGATTCAGGATGGACCAGAAGAGCATCACGGTTTTCACCCCATACCGCAGCGTAATAACGCATGAACTCCTCGTGGGGGAGCTTGGACTCGTAGAGGTCGCCATTCTCAGAATCGGAATAGTCGCCGATCCACGCAACCCGGCAGGGATTCTGCCAGATCAACGTGGAAGCAGCGTTGACAAAGTTGTTGCCGATGTAGGAATGCTCCATCAGCTTGAGGCCGTTGTCGTAGGCATGGGAGTAGAGCGTGCGGATGGAACCGTCTTCGGCAATCAGCGTAGGCATGTAATACTGTCCCATGTTCATCCTCCTATAAGTTAAAGTCAGTTAAATCATGTGCAAAAAAAGAGAGCAAAAGCGGTCAGCAGTGGTAGTCCACAGTTCCGCCGATGTAGTAGGGCGTGTCCATTCTGGTGCGTCTGAGGAAGCGGTTCAGGGTACACAGGCCTGTATCGTCATTCTGAATGTAGAACCCATACTTGTCATCATACGCCGTATCCAGGTTGTACATGGGCAGACTCAAGCTGTCGTTTGCGAAAGTTTCAGGCGAAGCGGATTTGGACAATTTGCGCAGAGCATCCGCAAACTCGGTATACGTGGCAGAGAAATAGGCCTGAAGGAAGCCAACGCGAAAAACAAGTCCTTCGCCTTTTTCATCCGTGAAGTATTCAATGTGCGGTGCGCCCGGAGAAAGGATCTCTTTGAACCACTCGAGAGAATGGGCGCGATCCTCGTCTTCCGCAACGTAATCCGCTACGGTGTACAAGAACCAATGGTCGCTCTCAATATCCCAGTCGCTGAGTCGCTCGTTTTCAGGCACGGGTTCCGTTTCCAGCTGAATAATGCGTGAATGCATGTTCATCCCTCCTCCAGAAGCAATTCAAGGCATGTGCGCTTTTCGACCTCAAGGCACTTCTCCTCAATCAAGGCCATGATGGTCTGCTTTTCATCCTCGGTGGGTTCATAGGCATACGGGCCGAGGGTAGAGGTATCCGTTTCCAGATAGTATTCGAGCCGAAGAGTCTTGTACACGGGGCTATACAGGGCGTACAGATTCAGCCACATATCCTCACGCTCATGGGTGTGGGTGCCAAATTTCTCGTCCACATCAAACCATGTTTCGATATAGGCGCTGATGCAGGGCGGATTCCAGTCCGTGTCAACCTCCAGAATCGGATCGATCTCGATGTTATCTCGGGTCATCTTCAATAATGATTACTCCTTTTCAAGCCGCTGCTGTTCGTTGATAAAATCCTGTGCGGTGCAGTCGTCCAAATCCGAACGATAGGACCAATCATCATCGCTGATCTCGCGGTACTGCTGATCATCGGACAGAAGCGGACGGATCGTATAGATGGTGGCAAAGCGGTTGATAACCACGCAATGCTCCAAAGTCAAAGGGACACTATCGTCGTCACCGTGCCGCAGATCATAGCGATAGAGCTGATCCAAACCGGGTACGTCCTTTAGATCGTTTGGACGCAGCTCGGTCAGCAAAGCTGGTGTGTCGAACAACTCAAATCGAGTGAATGTCATCTCAGGAGATTCCATAATCGGTTTAACATGCTGGAGGGAGATTTCCACATCGGAAACCTCGTCAGGAACCAGTTGGTCGGATTCATATAAATCTTTCACTGTAGCAAAGGCATCCTCTTCCCGTTCAGCGCGGAGATGGACAGTAACGCTCAAAGTCTGACAAACCTGATAAATGAATTCTTTCATAAATGGCCTCCTCATTCTGCGACGCTCATTCGCAGGTATTCATCTTCACTGGTTGGAGTAAACTCCAGCGCATCAACCAATTCCCTGCATTCCACGGACAAATAACCACGCAGATCCTCTCGAATATCATCCAATTCGCCGAGAAAACCCCAGCAGCTGTCGATCTCCTCGCCCATCTCAAACAGGCGGAAGCCATAGCATTCGCCACGCAGGTAGCAGTCGAAGGAATCGACTTCACCGGCCAACACTTTTTCAGCCTGCACAACGGATTCCTTCGTGATCGCGCCATATGCCTTTTCGATCGCGTCACGGCTGGCGTAGATGTAACCAACCTGCCCGGAATCCCATTCGGCATGCTGCGCGCGGCCGAGAAAGGAGGAGGTGGACATGCTCTGAATGGTATGGTCGTACAGATACAGGGGCAGTAGGACAACATTCTCCAGCTGTTCCAGCAATTTAGCAAGGTCGCCAGCCGTCAAAGCTGCCAACATATCGTCAAAGAACCAGCCGCTGTCGTTGAGTTGGCTCTTGGGGGCGGATTGTGCCACTTCCCACTCCGGCCTTGTGTCCCCTGATGAAGTGTTCCACCAGTAGCGAATGTACAGGTCCCATTCATGGGTGCCGCGGTTGTATTCCAGATATGCGCCCCGTGCCTGATGGTTCTTGAGAAACGCAACCAGGTTCCTGCCATGATCACGAATGCTCCTGCGGTAGAGGTCGCTCAGGAAGTCTTTCGGCTTATCATAATCGTGCGGCTCGCCCAGCTGATACCGGGAATGCCAGCAGACCATACGACCAAGGTTATCGCAATCCACGCGAGGGTTGAGTGGGTCGGAATCGTTCACGACCAGAAGCGCATATTTTCCATCACTCGCCGCATACATGAGCCTTCCTCCTTCATCAGTTGTCTTCTGGGTCTACTTCAATGGTGCAGATTGGCAGTATGTCGAAGTTGCAGTTGTCGCCGATGATTTCCAGGATCTCCGCCTGCTTTTCAGGCGTGAAGTCATCCCAGTAAATCTCAATCTGATTCATGATCGTCCCCCTTACAGAAATCGTACTTCCAGCGCCGTGATTTCTCCATGAACCTTGCTTGCGAATACGGGATAGCCTCCGTCGCCATAACCGGTATAGCTGAAGAAGCCATCCTCCGTCAGCCATGCGTCGCCTTTGCGGATGTGGCTGCACAGAGCGCTCCATTCTTCATCGGAATAGTCGGGTTTATTGTGGAAAAAGCCTGCAAGACCGGCATCCACGCCGATGGAGCCAATCTCCACCATGGATTTTTGCGGCGGGATCGCGCCGTTCAAATAGATGCCGATGATGCCGACGCGCCTTTCAACATAAGGCTCGCCATCCACATCTCCCTTTAAGGTCTGTCGCCAGATCACGCAATCGTATGTCCCGCCCTTGATCTTCACGTCATCCATGCGGCACCAGACATCGCGGTTGTAACAGGGGTCCGTGATGTCTACGCTCCCGTGAAAATCCCTTCGTCCAATCAATTTTCGCCTCATCAGATAACCTCCCGCTTTCGTGTCTGAATCATGGTCATTCATCCTCTGCCATCAGGGGTACAGGAAGAGGATCCTCTTCAAAGCACTGATACCAATCCCACAGGTTTTCGGGGGTATCAGATTTCATTTGTTTTCCTCCTCAAATGTGGCAGTCTACAATGGTGATCCAGAGATTGGGGTCAGATTTGAGCGCCGCGTCCACCTTTGCCTGATACGCAGTGCGGGACTCCTTGGTGGCATCATGAGAGGCAAACCCGCCCATATGCCCAGCTTCGTGCCACTCCCCATCCGGCGTGATGAGTGCCCATGTGGAGAAGGACGCTGCCGCCATGGCATAGGTGTGCTTATCGCCATATTGACGGAGATAATCATCTTTCTCTATGGTAGAATGGAAGAATCTGGCCGTTACTCCATCTCGCAAGGGCTGTCCCTCAACCACAACCTCCCAGAAGCGCTCCGCTTTTTCAAAGGCGGTCATGTCAAGGGAAAACTCAACGTCCGAGAGCTTTGCCTGATCGAAATAGCCCTTCTTGATGGGCGCGTTCTGTCCAAACGGTTTCCGCTTGCCGCGATATCCCACACAGCCGGGCTTCAGGCGGAGCATATTGCTCCATCGTCCGCCGATTTCATACCAGTCCCAACGGCCATTGGGGTTGCGCAAGACACCGCACTCGTCCAGCTCCTCATTGTAGATAAAGCCGTAGTAGCGCTCCACGAAGGAGGAAAAGGACTCGTCCCCATGCTTTTCCAGTTCGTACTTTCCGCGTATCTCCTCCATGGGAATGTCAGCGGTTTCGATATCCAGAAACCTTGGGTCATCAGTACATTCAGAGTAGGGAGCCAGCAGTGCGTCCACATCACGGGGATGGTGGGACAACACGGCAACACTGAAATGGCTCATAGGGTATCCTCCTTCCGTCAATCCTCGCGGATTTCGACAACGCCGCATTGGGGCAGAAAGCTCCAGCTGCCGCCCAGCGCCTTTGCAACCTCAGTGCAAAGGGCATCTGCTAAATCCTGCGGCGTATCAAAGGCATCACAGGCGAGCTCGCTACGGGCATAGGACAGTTTGTCCATCAGCTCGCCAGGCGTACGGGAACCAGGAAGATGAAAGGAAACCAAATCATCTCCCCAGTCAGATTCCGGGTAATGCAGAATGACGATCAAGTCTTGCATGGAGCTTCCTCCTCAATAGCTCAGCGTCTTGCATTGTTCGTAATCCGCCAGCTCCAGCCGCCGGAGAAAGCTGCGAAATTCACCTCTGCGAATGATGCCGCCGAACGTAACACTCTCAAAGGGAAGCCATTTGCCGTCAAAGCGCTTGAGCGTCCACCACTCATCGCCGCCATTCACCTGATTGATGAATGCGAGATCATGGAATACAACGCCGTTGCGGATGGCCCAGTTGCCGTGCGCGAAGAACGCTTCCAGCGAGTCGATGCTCTCGGTCTGCCAGAACGAGAAGGTGTAATCCAGTTCCATAAACGGATCGTCCTCAAAGGGAATGCCGCCATGCTTGAGCCACGGGTTTATCTGGCAGACAGCGGTCAACTGTTCCTGCATTTCGACGGACACCTCGGTCATCTGCGCCCGCATTTCTTCATAGGTCATTTCGCGTCCCTCCTTGATGGTCAATAGACGATGTGCATGTCGGGGGCAATGCCTCGCTCCTCGGCTTCGGACAGAGCGCATTCTTCATCCGGATCATCATGGTCGATGTCATAATCCGCAATGTAGACTGTGGTATGGGGATTGGTAGCGCGCACCTCCTGCACAAGCCCGCCGCGAACCGTGATGACGATATCGGGCGCGGCACGTTTGGTAGTCTGCATGTTCAGATAGCGATTGGGGAGCATCTTGGTTTCAACATGTGGCGCAAGTTGACCGGCGCGAAGATTACAGATTCCGAGGTTGTAGACCTGCCGGACAAACCCCGTCAGTTGTTTACGGCATTGGCGCTTTGCCAGCAACGTATCGCGAATACACTCACGGGATAGTTTCGCCATCCAGATCAGCCTCCTCAAAGGGTAAGTCCAAGACATAGCAAACGGCCTGTGCAACCGTTGCCGCTTCGTCGGGCACGATGCCATTATCGCGCAAGACAGTCAGAAGCCGTGCCATCTGATCGCGAGAAACTGAGCGGGGATCGGCATCACACGAAGCTTCATCTTCAGGGGACTCCTTGTAAAAGCTTTCTGCCAGCGGCAGCTCACCTGCGTCAATGGCTTCGCGGATAATCTGCTCGTGCGTCTTTTCTCTCGCGTAGGTAGAAAGCTCTCGTAGATCAAAGAAACAGGGATCGTCACAATCGCCGCCATACAAGTCCGTGGTGTAACAGTATTCGCGCACGCCTTCATCATAGTCATCATGCCGATACACATAGTAAACGCCGATTCCCTGATGACGGAGAAACTGTTCGGGGTCAATCCATCCGCTGGGCATAGTCAAATCCTCCTTTCAAACCTCCACGCCGAACTGCCGCGCCACGACGCGCCCGAAGGCCAACCTGATGTCATCGTCATTGAAGCCGCCCTCCTCATAAAAGCCGCTGCTTTCCGCCACGTCGGATACGACGGTCATCAGGAAGGCTTCCGGCATGCGGGCGGCATAATCGCCCAACCATTGCGTGATTTTGCCGCGCACAGTTTCCCGCAGGAAGCAGGATGGACAATAAATAGGATGGGACTGCGCCGCATCCTGATCGCCAGTCATGGTCGTAGAGCAATGGTCGCAGAAGTACAGCTGGCATTTCTGACAGCGGTGAATGAGATCGCCACGCTTTTGCGCGGAAAAAGAGTGTCCGCAAAAGATACACTTGAGTTCGTCTTCCGAAGATTCCTGAATGCGTTCCCTTCGGATGAAGGTTTCGTAGCCATCCTTGACGATGAAGTACGGGCTCTGATCGTTCTCGCCGTTCTGGGTCAGATGCACCCATTCAGGATCGTCAGAGTGTTCGCTTCGCGTGAGCGCCAACCAATGGTTAAACTGCTTGGCGGCCGCGTCGAAGCTGTGGAATACATCCATGCCGACATAGCAGGAAGACGGATCGTGATAGACCACCATATAGACATAGGGCTGAAGCTCGGGAAAACAGGTTCCAATGGTGACGCCAAGCTCCTCGCGGGCGCCGCGTTCCGAATAGCCTGTGTTTTCGTATTTTTCCAGCAGCGCAAGCCAGAGGGGATCGTCCGCGGGAATTTCCGGCCGCCAGAGCGTGAAATCGTCATCGCCATGCCTTATCAGCAAGGCGATAGGCGTGTTCCTGAATTCATTCATGATGTTCCATCCTTTCGTTATTCGCACCAGATTTCACCGCATTCGGGGCAGATTTCCTTGATACCGTTCACAGGATTGACCTCCAGACGCGCAGGGTTGAACAGATTCCCACAGGCATCGCAGCGTGTCAAGTACCCCGCATCCTCCATGTTGGCAACACAGCGGTCGCACACAAGCATGGCGTGGGGCGTATTGCCGTTGACAGTGCGCAGATGATCCGTATCATCAAAGTCGAAGGCCGACCCACAGCACGAACAGCAGGGACGAAATTCCACACCGGCGAAGCAGTTATGATCGAGGTTGTAAACGCCGTCATGATACAGTTCCTGCACCGCATCCTGCGCTTCTTCATAGGTGAGCGCGTCCACCTTGACTTCCATGGTGAGCGTCTCCCGGATCATGAAGGTAAAGGTGGACTTCATTTCCCGCTGGGGCTGGAGTTCCGTCAACGTGCCGCCATTGGATGCCATACAGCCGGCAAGATAGTCGTTGAAGGTACGTTCGGCAGGGTCGATGCTGCCATCCGCGATGCTCTGGGCATATTTGCGCTTGAGCTGATCTTCCGAAATCGCGTTTTCCGGATCGCGTCCATCAGTGAACCAGCGCATTTTCTCGCTCATGATTGCCGCCTCCTTGTCAGGTATGAATGGAATAGGTGACGCGAGGATACTCGCCGCGGGGTGTGCGAACGGTGCTTTCGTGCAGGATCAAACCTCCGCAGGAAGGAGATCCGCTTTGGGTCGTGAAATAGAAGCTGTTTCTGCCATCCGGATACAGATGGACAATCTCATCCCGCCATTGGAAGCAGTCCCGCATGGCCTTGGAGAAGGCGCGCCGAAGCGTACGCTTGCGCAGAATTTCGCGGATGGTTTTTCCCGCAGCGCTCGAATCGATCACAGCGTGCCGAGGAACAGGCTTACACAGCTGATAAATCGGCACGCCGTCCTGAACCAACTCCCGAAGAGCGTTCTCCGAAACCTCCAGCGTCTGGCGAAATCCGCACAACGCGCCATCGCCGTATTCCGAGAGCCAGCGCAGGTCAAGGCGGAAAATGCCGTCACATTCCCAGATGTGCAGCACATTTCCGCAGTCCATTTCATAGAAGGAGCGGGAACGGCTGCCGTTCAGCCATTCTTGCAATGCGTTCGTATCGATCAGAAAGCGCCCACGTGCGCCATGCTTGCGATCGTAGGTCTTGACCGCAATCCATTCGTCGCTTACCCATGCTTTGAGCAGGACGTTGGAAAGATTGGGGTTTCCGGTTCTCTCCATGCTGATGATCCCTCCGTTCACTAAAAGGCTGATTTTTTCCGCCGAAAGTTTCAGCTGCCGGGAAATTTCCCGGTTGGCTTAGACCTCGTACAGCGCGACCTTGCCCTGGCCGCGATCAACAATCCTGAAGATTTCGCACATATCGGGCAGAAGCACCTGATACTCGTTGTCGTGGGCGTGCTCGATGGTGAGGGTGATGCCGAACAGTCTGAAAGTGCGCTTTCCGTTCATGAAGGCGCGAATGGATTCCAGCTTTGCCGTAAGCATGATCTTCTTTGCCATGGGTTCTCCTCCTCAAATGTGGCTTGTGTGTTGAGTGAAAGCGAAAATTTCCGCGATGAATCAATAACGGCGCGGTCTACCAAAGCGCCGAAACGATCTCCTGTTCCTGCACGGCGATGGATTCCTGATTCAGCGCTGCCTTCAGGAAGTCCACAATGCGCCTGACAACGCCTGCTTCCACCATCATCAACTCGATGCGAAGCGTCTTTTCCGTGACGAACTCACCGTTCTCGTGCTTATAGATGCCGTCCGCCTCAAAGATCGTGGCGCCGTCCGCATAGGTCATGCAGGCGTTGCGCACCATTTTTGCGGCCTCCAACGTGCCGATCTCCTGCCTGCGGCTGTCCTTGTCATTCAGTCCGCAATACAGCGTGTACTTTTTCATCCTGCGATTCCTCCTTGTGCCTGTGTGTTGCATTGTTTTGTAATACTACTTTGCAAACTTAGTATTACTAAACAAAAACGGTAAAAAAGAGCGCGGCAACGCGATGCTTGATCCTCCTTTCCCATGGCTGTCTACCGCGACGCCCTTCGCAGGGCGTTTCGTCTTACTTTTCAAAGACTTGTCAGGCAGTTTGAACAAAGTATAGGCGGCTCTATCGCATGGACAGAGCCGCCGTGGAAGTTGGTACAGATGGACAGGGCGCAAGGGTTACGCGGCTTTGGCTTCGTCGGCGTTGGCGCTGGTGGCGGCAAGCTGGGCGCGGAGGGCTTCGATCTCGGCTTCCAATTCAGCCTTCGTGGGCTTCTTGGCCTTGGCGCTGGTCTTGACGTCGGCGGGGTTCTTGCCAGCGTTGGAGTGAACAGGGGCATTCTGCACATCCTGCCAGCCGCCCTTGACAAAGGCGCGGAAGGTGGAGATGGACTTGACCTTTTTCGCCTGTTCGCCCTTGTCCTTGCCAAAGGCGGTCATCTTGACGGTCAGGAGGTTCGCAAGGTTGTCGATGGTGAGGACGAAGCCATAGGCAGTCATGAGCGGGGACAGATCGGTCACGGTGTCGGCGGCAGACTTCTTCCCGTCGATGAAAGCGACGTAGGACAGGTAGGCGTCATAGGACTTCTGCTTGAACTCCTGAGCGGACATGATGGAGCTGGTGGTGGCGCTGATGGTAGCCTTTTTCATAGTTTTTCCCTCCTGATTGTTGTTGGTCATGGTGGTGGCGGTTTCGATGGTGGTGGCGTTGGTAGTGGCATTGATCTTCTTGGACATAGTGATACCCCTTTCATTTTGTCGAATTGCCTGTTTCGGCTCATGCCGTCATCAGCCTACGGACTTTTACCGTAGGGACAGGCAGCCCACGCCCTTTCTACGACATGGGCAAACCTCCACGCATAGCACACATACAGAAGCCGATTCCTAAATCCAAACAGAGATAGGCTGATTCCGTCACCAATCGAAGGGCAAAACGGGCCGCATATGAACATAATTCCCACCTGCCCATGCCTATGGCTATCCTGCCGCATTTTCCAGCCCGTCCCAAACAGACGGGGAAGCCTGTCCCATGTGGCAAACCATGTGCAAGGGCGTTTCGTGCAACCTATGTTCCACCGTGAAAGATCCCAACACGCCGCGCCGTATGTCATGCCATGCGCTATTCAATTCTTCCCCCACGCCCACAAAACTGGCCTTTACTGCGCTTTCCCGCCTATCGCCGCCCATGGGAATCGTGGTACAGGCTATAAAGTTGCCGCCTGTCAAGCCTTGCACTTGACGCGCTATGTTTGGCACATATTGCCCGAACACTTGACCATGTTCGCAGGTGTTACATCAGCCGTAGCCGCTTGAATCTGCATTCCCCCTTTCGCCGTCGTTGTGTTCCGTGTGCTGCCGTCGGGAAGCGGTTTGACCCGCCGCCCTTCGGCACATCAAGCATACACCATGCATTTTTCGCCGCCCCATATCCCACGCCGGGCGCCCCATGTGCGTTTTTTTCGCGCTCTTTAGTAGCAAAATTTTTTCAGGGCCGTGAGGCTTCAGGCGGATCCGCCCTGAACCATCATGAAAAACTTTGTGCAATATTCCGGGTTGACAGGGTTTGAAATTGGTCGCTTCGCCCTATAAAGCGCGTGCGCGCGCATATGCGGCGCGGTAATAGGGTGAAGGCTGAGCAAGGATGCAGGCTGCAAGGCGGTTTTTGTGCGAATGGGTGCAGGGCGAAAGGGCGGAAATGTGCATTCCATGGGCGCGGATTATGCCGCCATAGAATCGCCGCAAAGCGTGCGGACAAAATGCCTTGATGCAGATGGGCGAATGTGCAGGGAATGGGCAGAACGTCAACGGGAACGGCGGAACCGTTGAAAAGGCAACACAATGTCATGTTATGTTGCGTTTTACGTCTGAAAAGCAACACAACACCAAATCACCCCTATGCCAGTTCTCCGACATCCTGATTGGGTGTTTGCAGGCTTGTAAACTTGACAGAGCAGAAATAAGCCCCGCTCTGTTCGTCTGAGCGGGGCTGAAGCACTTTCGCTTGAGGTGGTATACATAATAGAAGAAACAGCATCATCCCGCCTGGCGAAAGGTGGAATGAATGGATCTTAAACATGTGACGGAATATCATCAGAAAACCATCAGATTATCTATTGATTTCAAACGGATTCATGTGTTTTTCTTTTCATTATGATGAGAAAATAGATGAAGCCCGATGAATTGGTACAAGGATGTAACGTATGAAGGAGCGGCAGCACTTTTTGCTGTCGCCCCTTGACTGCCTAACTGCAAATCCGGGCGGGGCTGTCAACGGCGGGCGAAGCCCGTTCATCTTGACCGTTGACTGGCTCGGCTGGGTTTGC